ATTTTTCATAAAATAATCGACTTCATGTTTATATTCAGGTAATTTGTCTATTCCGTATTGAGAGATATTTTTATTGATAATAGAATCAGATATGTCTTTTTCTTTTTGCGCCAAAAATTCTTCTTTATTTTTTAAAAATTCATCATTATTTTTATTGCCAATATATTCAAAATCAAAATAATATATCGTAGTTTTATTTAATATTTCAACTTTTTTATTTTGTACTTTGAATAAAGAATCATTATTCAATATAAGTTCAGATTCTCCAAAATGACCAACGCCAACGTTAACTCCTTTTTTTATGTATATATTATACAAAACAATATATGGGGATAACATTATTTTATCGTCTAATTTACCGGCGAAATAATCCGAAATTTTAATATCGTAAGATGTGCTAAAAAAACCTTTGTTATTAAACATGTCGCCAATTTTTAAATTTTTAATAAAATCTGGCAATATTTTGTATTTTTCACCACGAAATAAAATGCTATTAGATGGGATTTCAAAATTTAAATCATTATACCTGATTTCGTTTATTTTTTCAATCGTTTTTGAATCTAACGCTTCCTCTCCGCGTAAATATTTATTTATTTGCAAATAACCTGACGCGGTATAGGTATCTAAAGACATTCTTGTCGAATAATCTAATAAATCATAATAACTCCGCGTAATTCCTTTGATATTGCTATAATCAAATAAATCTTTGTAATCTTCTTTATTAAACGCTTCTTCAACTTTCGGGGCTTGTTCTAATTCTTTTTCTACCAATATTCTAATAGCTTCGTCATATTTAGAAGTGTCCGGCTCCCAAGTTTGAAACGCTTCTTCGCCTGCGCTCGACGGCTTAAAGTCATAACCTAAGTCTGAACTATTTTCAACCCTTAATCCCATTGCTTGCACTTGTTTTAATGTTAAAGACCTTACTCTACAACCACAACCATACAATATCTCGCCGCCTCTATATGGCGGATAGTTGGATTGCCAAAAAGGGTCGTCATATCTAAAAACTTTCAAATGCAAGGCTCTATGCTCTGGTCTTTCAAATTCGCTATCTTGTTTTGTGTGTATCCATTGCAAATATTTCAAATCGCTTACTTCGGCGGCTTGCTGTTGCTGGGCTGAGCGCCCGTTCATATACGCTGTTTGAATATTCGTTTCAACGATAGTTTTAACCCTGCCAGGCGAAATTTCGGGACTTAAATATTTTTTCATATCCGCAAGCGTTTTACCATCTTCAATACCTTTTTTAATCTTATCGAATATCTTTTGCAATACGTCTGCATTCGCAATTTTAGCTACGGTGAATGCTTGCTTATGTTGCTCTGAAGTTATGCTATCGAAAGAATCGGTTGTTATAATGTTCCCGCCGCGCTTATTCAAATAGTCTAAAACCATATCTGGATTTTGTTTATACGCTACTACTAAGGCTTCTTTCAATGAAGTGTTTTCGTCATATTCTAAATCAGCAAAATTAAAACCACGTATTTTTAATTCATATATGACTTGGGAACTTTTCATATTATTTTTTCTTAGTTAAATTATTAACTTCAATCTTCCCGCCTAATTTGCTTACAATCGTAGCTTTTGAAATTACTTTCTGTAATTCTTTATCGTTTAAAGTAGGATATAATTTTAAAGCGCCCTTCTCAATTTCTTCAAATGTCTCCGCCCGTTCAATCAATAACGCCAAAGGTTCTAAACTTTTATTAATTGCCGCTGTCGCGTCGTCTATAACAATATCGGTTAAAGAGGCGACGCCTTTATTCGATTCGTCTTCCGCGAACGGCAAAGATGTTTCAGGGGTATCGCTCTCTGCTGGCACGCCTTTTTTCACTATTTTTTCAATGACAAGCATTTCGTCAGGTTCAAATCCATAAGCCTTATCTAAATATTCCTGAGTTGGTTTAATCCAGCCGCTATTCCAAAGCATAACGTCGCGTTCGGCTAAAGATTTGTCTACGTCGACCGACGAATATAATTCAAACTTTGGGTAACTGCTTATAATATCAAAATTAAAATCAAGCGTCCATTTAATTAAAGTATTGAAAACGTCTTCTACTAATAATTTATCTGCGTCAATAACATCTTTGCGAACTTCTAAGTGCGTCTGAGACATCGCGTAAGAGCCCGTATCGCCTTGTTCGGTTGTTAAAGTTTGGCTAAGTATAACTTTGCTTATTTCAGAATTGCAGAAATGCGCCAAACCTTCATATATAGCTGGGCTTGAAGCTTTTGAAGCGTCGACCGTACCTACTTCCACATCGTCAGGAAATACCGCGTTCCCGTCTTGCCCTAATCCCGCGAGCATATCCAAAAGTTCTTCTTTCTCGCTATCTTCAATATTTCTTGGGACTTTGCCATAAGCCCAAGGCATGCCATACTTTTCAGTAAATTTAACCCAAAACTTTAAACCGCCTTTTTTAAAAGTCCAACTCCAATAACATTTTTTTAGAAAACCATCGCCATAAGGATTCTTGTAAGTTGGATTAACCGAAGCGACTATAAACTTGCGAGCATGTGGTATTTCGCCAACAAAAGAACCGCGAGCATGATAGCGTAATAAATTATTATCGTCGAATGAAAACCATTCAGGCGGTTTGCCTATTAAACTTACGGGTATGATATTCCCCGCCGCATTCAATTGCCAATTAATTTCCAAAGGCATATAGCCAATTGCCGGCGCGTCGAGTATATCGTTTATTATTTGTCGGGTATTCAAATTTTTTAAAATATCTTTAATAAACTCATTTTCAGTATTTGATTCAAAACCTCTGTCTATGTCCCATAACAAGGACATTACGCCAGATTTACGAGACTGAATACAGCTTGAAATATGTGGGTCGTCCTTCAATATTTCGTAAGCGTCAACGCCGCGTCCTAACTTTTTTAATATCTCGTCAGGATTTGGCAAATATGTAGAAAACGCCTTTTGAAATTGAGTTTGCCTGCTTGCGACAACTTTTAATAGATTGTCAAAATCGGAATTATTTTGAGGTTTCATATATTTTTAAATTTGTTATTAAAATCCATCCGTAATATTCTCTCGAACCCTTCTTGGTTTCGCCGCAAGATTATTGCTTGTCCGTTCGCGTATTCTTAATTTCAAATAATTCAATGCTTGACTTATAGAATCTACAATATCATCATGCGCGGAGAATGGAAATTCTGCGCATTCGTTTATTATTCGAGCGGTATTTTTATCGTTTAATCCTATATAAACTTTTTTAGCCTCAAATAAAGGCGTTATTAAATGGACGCGAGTAGTTTTATCTCCTTGCGGAGTTATAGCAACAATAGGAAGTCGCGAAGTTCTTTTCAAATCTTGTATTAGGCTTTGCCCACTCGCTTTGTCTTCAATCAATATAGCGTTTGGTTTATGCTCATTTGAAGCGAGCAGTATTTGATTTTTTAAATCCGGATATTCGAGTTTGGCAATGATAGAACCTATCAAATAAAAAGCATTATTAGACATACCCCAAGTCGTACCAACTGAGTAATCATTGAATTGTTTATCTTTAAACGCTGTGTCCCAAGATTGAATTACAAAATCAAAATTAGGCTTTGCTTCGTAGAATTCCCAATATTTGCGTTTAATTATTTCATTCTCATTATTAATAGGCTTTTGTTGATATAATGAATTAAACCAATAAGAGCCTAATTGTTGTTTAATCGCTTCAAGCCTTTCAATCGGGAATCTTTCTTTCCATAACGCCTCGCCTTCTTCTCTATCTAAAATATCATCTGGCAAAGCAATTGCAGGTATATTTATAATCTTCCATATCTCGCCATTATTTTCCATTTCTTTAATTAATCTGCCCGCCAAATCATCTTCATGCCAACGCGTTTGCAAAAGAATAATATTTGCGTCCGGCTCTAAACGAGTGTAAGCCGTAGAATTAAACCAGTCCCACGCTTTATTCCGATATGTTATTGAATTAGCTTGCTCTGAATTCTTTACAGGGTCGTCAATAATAATTAAGTCCGCGCCTTTGCCTGTCATAGCGCCGCCGACTCCGATAGCATTAACAAACCCGCCTTCTTTGTTCTCCCAATGGTCTTGCTTCTCAATTACTAAATCGTTTCTAAACTCTTTATAAATCTGCAATGCTTTATAACTCCAAGAAGAAGCGAAGTCGCTCTCATAACTTGTAAGCAGTATTCTTTTATGCGGAAACTTAATCATATGCCATGCAGGAAAGTATTTTGATATGAGTTCGCTTTTGCCGTGTCGCGGCGGCAAAGTGATGATAAGCCTTTGATTTTTAGCGCTAACTAAATGTTCAAGTTCATTAATTATCAACTTAATATGAGGCGGTATTTTATATTTGCCGCGACTTGCCTTGATTAGAAATACTATTAAAGATGTACTATAGTTTTTATCTATAAATTTTTGCAAGAAGTTCTTCAATATCGGATTTGTATTTGTCAAGATTATCTTCGTTGATTTCTAAGTTAGTATTTATATTATTATTTAATACGGTCGCGTCTGTTTTTTCAACCCAACCTTCCATGAATTGTAACCAGAGTTTAGCCGCCGATGGGCTTTTGCGAGTTAGATTATATAGATTGTTAATCACCAATGGAGTGAAAGATTTTGACGCGGATTCGCTCGGATTAAATTTTAAATTCTTATAATGATTTTGGATTGTGTTTATATGTAAACCCGTCAATTCTGCTAATTCTTTATAAGTTGGATATGAAGCTCCCTTAGAATCATTAATGAATTTGATAGCCGCGTCATTTATAATCCTTGCATTATCGTTAGCAGGTTTTTTCTTTGTAGTTCGTTGTGTTTTTTTCATAGTTATTCTAAACTTTTATTCAAACAATCCTTCCGCTTTATTAATATAATCATTTAGACGCGGAGGCTTCTCAAGCGGCTTTTCGTATAACGCTAATTTCGCTTTTAAAAATTCATTTTCTTCAATCAAATCTTGCATTGATTTTTGGTTTGAATAATATTCTTTAAAGTCTTCATTAAACGTTTCATTTTGGGTTATTCCAAAAGTTATCATAGCGGTTATCTCTTATTATAATTCAAAAAAGGGCGGCAATTTTAATAAAGGAGACCGGGGAATATGCCAACTTGCCATGCTATCCTTTCGCCCCATTCAGTAGAAGTAATACTTAAATATGAACCGCATTTAGCATAAGCGCTATTCGAGGGATAGCCTTGATTCATCAAGGCGTTGGCTATTCTGTGTATTTTCGGATTAGGCATATTAACCTCAAATATTTTGTTTATAATCCAAGCGCATTTAATAAAACAGTCTCACCTGTTTTGCCTGATTCGCTTAGCTTTTCTAATATTTCATTATAAACGTCAACATCAAATTTTAATTTTAATATAGCCTCATTCTCAAATTCGCTTTTATTTTCAGATTCTTTAAGCTCGCTCGCGTCAAAATTCGGTATTTCTAATCCCCAATCGTTTAATTCATCGTTATTCCATTCATTAGCCAATACGTCCCAATCGTTTTCTCCGAACCCAACATTGTCTTTTATAATAAATTCTCTCTTTTGTTCCGGCGTCAAATCGTCTGCAATTTCTACAGGAACATCTTGATTCTTTTTAAAATCATTCCAAGCCTCGAGTAGAAAATCTGTTCTATCTTTTGGCAAACAAAATGATTCAAGTTCAATTGGCAAGTCAAGCTTTAGGATATGCTGCAAAGCCTTATATCGCATATTGCCGCCTAAAATAATATTGTTCTCATCAATTACAATAGGACGCAGCTTAAGCATTTCAGGAAATACTAATATCGACTTAACTAACTTTAAGAATCGATAATCTTTTATCAATCTTGGATTCGACGGATTAGGCTTTAACTTTGTGATTTTCATATCATTTATTTTTAATAATAACGCTCTGTTAAATACAAACATAATAACTTTTTTTGAAGTTTCCAAAAAAAGTTGCAAAAATACAAAAATAAATTTGGAAATAAAAAAAATAAATTGTACTTTCGCATAAAGTAATTTGACAGTTATTAAAAAATAACATAAAGTATTTTTAATCGCATAGTTTATTTTATAAATCTAAAGATATTTAAAATAACACGGAGATAATTAAATGCCGATTCGGGAAGACATTTTCAAAGAAGGCACGCATACAGACGCCAATGGGAACACAAGGACATTCACCAAACAAGATTTGCTTGAAATGGCGAGCCTTTATAACAACCAGCCGGAATCTGAAAGACATGTCGCTCCTTTGGTTCTTGGGCACCCTGACACAGAGCAAAACCCTGATTTACCTTCAGAAATGCAAGACCCAAGCGCGGCTCCGGCGTTGGCAAGAGTATCTGAATTAACGGTAGAAAATGACGAAAATGGTATTGCCACTTTATATGCTACGATAGATAAACCTACGCCCGCCTATACGGAACTAATCAATCAAAACTATTATTATAAAAAATCAGCGGCTTTTTATACAGACGGCAAACTAAGACACGTCGCAATGTTGGGCGGTAATCCGCCTGCGATAAAAGGTTTGAGCGATTTAACAGCGCCAGAATTTAAAGACGGGGATAGAAAGTATTTTGTTTATGCTGACGCAATTCCGGCAAGCGCCGCTCTGCAAACTCAAACGCCTGATATTTCTACAAATGGAGATTTAGCCGCTTTAATAGCGGCTCAGACCGAACGTTCTAAAAAATATGGCATAGAAGCCAATGCCGATGAAGGCGGGACAATGATAGAAAAACTTAGAGAAAATCTTACTAAGCCAGCAACATATGCTAATCTGGCGGACGAACAATTCGCCGACCCCGTAAATTATCAATACCCTATTAATGACGTACCGAATATTTTAGCGTCGCTTAGAACGTTTGATAATTGGCGTTATAGCAACGATTCAAGACAATTAGTTTTATCTCGCATATTAACGGCGGCTATTGCCAATGGTATTGATGTTAATGTCGGTGAATTGAATTTTGCAGACGGACGCAAGGCTTATGTATTTAATGAAGTCAAAAAAGCGGGCATAGAGTTTACTTCAGTCAAACAACAATCTCGTAGTTATGCTTATGGTATTAAAGTTCAAGCCGACCAACGCAATGAAAAACCCGCAGAATATAGCGAGTTAAAAGACCATGCGTTCGCCGACCCTGTCCATTACAAATATCCAATTGATTCAAAGCATATAGTAGCGACAATAGGAAGTTGGAACAGAGATAGCGCAAAATCTAATTATTCAGAAAAAGAAAAGGCTATCATACAGAAAAGAGTTGTTTCGGCGGCGTTGGAACATAAAGTTAATATAACGCCGTATAAATGGATTTACGGGGAAGCTCTTTCTAAAATGTTAATTTCAGGCAAGCACATTTTTAAACAAACATTTTCAACACTGCCAAGTGAAAAAGGCAAGACGACTAAACTTAGAGTTTATGCCGATGGAGCCCCTTCTCCAGTCGTTACCGTAAACGCGGATATGTTATCTAAGCCACAGATTTTAAAAGTGCTCGCTCAAATACAAAATACACCTAATACTATTACAGATAATTCACAACCATTTGAAGAGGTAAATATGGCACAAGCGACACCTGGGATTCCATTGGCTACAACGCCCGACAGCGATGCAAGCGGAAAAATGATGATGGAAAGCCAATTTGACCAATTTGTAGCCGATTTAGTTTCTAAAGTTAACGAACAATATCAAACTGATATTGGGACTGGCGTCGGCGCTATAATCGAAGGATTAAAAACTGACGCAAAATATTGGACGACAGATGCGCAAGAAGATGCGTCGGATATTGCTGAGCAGCAACAAGGCGTAACCGCGTCCGAACCTTTAAACTCGCAAACTCAAACCTATGCCGAAAGATTAAAATATCTTGAAAACAAACTCGCTTTAAGCGAAGAGAAAGAACGTATTCAAGGCGTAGATATATTTTGCGAAGGCACAGATAAAGAAGGCATAACTTTGCCTAAACAGCGTAATCTTATCCATACGGCTTTTCAAGCGGTAAAAGATAAACAAGGTTTGCAATTTGCAGAATCAGATGGTAAGATTAAAAAAATGTCCGGTGAAGAAGTCTTGAAGGCTCTTATCAAATCATTCCCAAAGCAAATAGAATTTGGCGAAAGCCCAAGAGGATTTAATCCAAAAGATACTAAAAATACCAAAGGCATAACTTTGCCTGACAATTTAAGATTCGGCGAATTTGCTGATGACGATATGCTTTTCAACGAGACGCAAAAAGTTGTAGCAGAATATGCGGAAAAAGGAAAGAAAATAAGCGCCTACGAAGCTGTGGATATAGCTCAAAAACGCTTATAACAAAAACATATCGTCAATAATAAAAAGGATTATATTTAATGGCACTACAACCGGATATTAGAGTAGATAGAGTGTTGACGTTTATTGCAAACGGATACCATAACGCTCAATTTATAGCTGAAAATCTATTTCCAACTGTACCCGTAGACTTTGGGACAGGCAAAATTCCTAAATTTGGCAAAGAGGCTTTTAGAGTTTACAAAACAGAACGCGCTTTATTAGCCAAATCGAACGTTATACGCGGCTACATGACTGACTTATTGCAATACAACACTATGGAGCATGACGCCAAAAGCGAAATAGACTATATCACAATCAAAAATTCAGAATTAGACGTTAAGAAAAGAGCGGTTACGGCTTGCATGGACGCAATTATGCTCTCTAATGAAGTCAAAGCGGCTCAATTGGCATTCGACCCTGCAACTTACGCGACTACCGGAAATACTAAAACGTTCACGACAGGCGAGTATTTAAGCATAACCACGAACGACCCTGTAGAAATTATCATTGAAGAAGCCCTTAATCCGGTCAGAGACAGCATAGGAGAATATCCTAATAATCTTATTATGGGCGCGGGGGTTTGGCAATTACTACGTAGACACCCTAAATTGAAAGAATATTTGGCTTCTACTTCCGATAAGATTATCACTGTAGAATATTTGGCGAAACTTTTAGAAGTCGATAATATTTTTATAGGTAGAGCGCGTCATACTTTGGACGATAAAACTTATTCAGACGTTTGGGGGAATGGTATTTGCGCGTTTTATAAAAAACCGCCTACCGATGTTAACGCGTCTATTATGGAGCCGAACTTTGGCTATCGTTTGCAGGTGAAAGGGCACCCTTATTCCGACGTAGGCGAAGAAGAAGGCGGTAAAATTCAATGGGTTAGGAGCACTGATAATTTCGACTTAAAAGTAGTCGGAGAAGACGCGGCTTTCTTTATGAAAAATGTTATCGACCCTGCATTGTTTTAAAATTGTTTTTAGTTCTTTGATATAAAATTAAGTCGTTAGAATATGGAAAATGCAAACAGTATTAATTATCAAAACAATAAAGAGATTATCTATAAGCGCTCCATTTTTAACGACTTATATATATATTAAAAATTGAAAAAATTAAAAAAGGTTTTTATGAAAATCTATAAGATTTTAAAAGGGCGTTTTCATTCCAATGAAAATGGGAAGAAAATAATTAAAGGTATTGGCGATGAAATAATTTTAGATGATTCTACGGCAAAGTATTTGTCAAAAGATGGCGACATAGAATTTGTTAAAGAATTAGGCAACGACAATAATGTAAATTCTCAAAAAGGAATTGAAAATAAAGAAGTCAAAACAGTGTACCCTATAAACAATAAAAATAAGCAATCGAAAAAAGGAAACTAAAAAATGCTACAAACACAATTATTAGCAGAAGTCATAACTGTCGACGCCGCGGAAGACATAGAGCAATACAGACTGATTAATTTAGACGGACATTTAGCGGCGGCTACAACTCCAAAAGTTTTAGGCGTCTCTCAAATCAAAGCAACGTCTGGAATGCCGCTTTCAGTTGCATTGCAAGGCGGGCTGTTATTTGTTACCGCAAGCGCGGCGATAGCAGCTAAAGCGGCTATATGCGCGACTACGGGCGGCAAAGCGAAAACCGTAAGTACGGCGCAAGGTTCAACCGACGTAGTGCAAGGCTATACCTTAGACGAAGCCAAAGCCGACGGCGATTTAATCAGAATAATTTTAAATTAGGAATAACAAATGTATTGTACCATCGACGATATAATTAATAATTCAATACCTGAAAATAGATTAGCGGAATTAAGCGACGATGTAAACGCGAAAGTAATTAATACTTTCATTGTTAATACGGCTATCGCTAACGCTCAAGATATTGTCGATAGTTATATTGGGACGGCTTATAAACTTCCATTAAGCACGATAGATAGTCTATTGGCAATATTGACCGCTGATTTAGCCGTATGTCTATTGCATAAACGCAGGCATGGCAAATTGGATGAGACTGTGCAACTCATAAATGACAATGTCTACGCTAAATTAGAATTAATCCAAAATGGCAAATTGCGGTTAGTATCGCAAGAATCACAGAATATCAATAGTCCCAACAAATGGTCTAAAATTCCGAAGCAATTTACAGATGAATTATTGGATAATTTCTAATGGGCTTTAAGGCTAATTATATTACCGGCTCGAATATAGTTTATTGCGATGATACGCAAGATTTAGGAATAGGCTTAAAATTAGAGACTCAAGCCGTCTCTAACTATAGCATAATAACAAAAATTATAGATAATGAGGCGTTTGAAATAAGCGGCTTCGCTATCTCGACCGGCGAACATAATACTGAAATAGAAAAAATATCGCTCTATGAAATTTGGGAGATTCAAGCAAAAGACGCTTTGATTAATGCCGGATTAAATTACGGAGTTGAATTATTCCCTGATAATCCTGAGGAATATAAATTAGACCACCCAAATGGCGTAGTTCTTATAAGATATAATGGGAGTTCTTACGGAGAATACGGGCAAGGAGCGGCAGGAATGCTCCAACAAGAACAATTTGCATTATTGCAAATTTATGTTATGGGGCGTAGCGAAAGAAAGAACAAAGGATTGCTAAACGTAATCGAAATAATTAGAAAAATAATAACAAATCAAATCGGAATGTATTGTACGCAAAGTTGGAAGATTAATAGCGAAAGTTTTATTGGCGAATTCAACGGCGAATGGCATTATGATTTGAGTTTTCAAACAAAAACTATACATCACAAGGGGTGTTAAAATGGTAGACCAACGTTTCTATTCAAACTATAATGAAGAATTAAGCGACGCAGAAAAAATTAATTTAGCGCAGGTTGTTATTAACGAACAAGGCGCGGGCGTTTTAACCGACGAACCATCAGACAACCTTATATCCGTCCCAACGCACGCCAAACAAGCAAGAGTTGACGAAGGCGATGGGCTTTATACTATATTCTGGATAGACGAAAATGGACATTTAAAAAGTTCCGGCTTTGATTCAAAAGGAAATGAAATTATAACTTGGGGTGGCTTAAGAGCCTGGATTCATTATTTGGTGCACGGATGTCCAGATTTGCATGAGAATTAAATATGAATCCAGATTCAGTTAATTATATTATCAAGCACTCCAATATGACGGATTCGCTTATATTGTATGCTAAAGATTTTGACGGAGCATGGTGGCAAGGTTTTATTCCGGCGTTTTTATTCGGAGTGTTAAGTATAATTGTTACTATTTGGATATTTTTCAAAGCTCGCAAATATTATTTAAAAGACAAATTAAAAGAAGTCGAAGACGCTAAATGCAAAGAAGAGCAAGCAAAAGTATTAGAGTTTGAAAAATTAAAAAACGATATGAAAACGCTTGATATTAAAATTGACGCGCTGGAGACTAAGTACGAGCAAGGAATAGACGCAATCGCTGAAAAGAATAGTATAAAATTAGACGCTTTTGAAAAAGCACTAGGAGCTTTTTCAAACTGGTTTAAGATGGAGCTTGAGCGCCGTGAAAAAATCGAAGTCGAGATGAAGAATGCAATACAATATTTTAGAGAAGAAGTAGAAAAAACGAATAGCGCTATAATTTCAAAATTGGAAGAATTCACTAAAACTGTCTCTCGCGAAATGAATAATTGCGAATTACATAAAAAAACTTTAATCACTTAGGAAATTGTTATGTTCGACAATATATTTCTCTGGATATTATTCGCCTTAGTAATAATAAGCGTTGTTGCGATATTAATAGATAGAGGTAGGAGCGCAAAAATTGCTGGTATTGTTAAAAATGATATTGCGCAAACTAATCAAGCGTTGACTAATTATAAATGGAACTTAGTTTTATTTGGTTTAACGCTTTGTATTTATTTAATCGGAGAGTTCGTTTTCAGTTTTTTTCTTGCTTTCGCGGCAGGGACATTCGCTTCTTCGATATGTCTTTTGCTATTCAATTTTGCGGATAGCAATATTTTAGGTTCAGTCGATACAAAAACTGAAATTATAACAAACAGGAATTACGCTTATGCGATTTATTTGTTGGCGATTGCGATTACTATCGTTATACCTTTCGCTTTTACTTTTATTGTCTTTCTCACTCTTAGCGGAAACAAATCAACCCCCTAAACATTTATTGTTTATGAGAACGTTGGTCGGCGAAAGAGAGGTTAAACCGAATAGAAGTCCTTTAATTGATTTGATAAACAGAAACGTCGGTGCTCCTTTGGGTTCGCCTTATTGCGCGGGAACGGTTTATTATTCGTTTGACAATACAGATACTTATTATCCACAACAAAAGAGCGGATTAGCGCGTAGTTGGGTTCGTAAAGATTCTTACACGGCATTAGACGTTTTAAGAGGCAAATATCAAATAAAAGCAGGCGACATTTTAATTTGGCAAAAGAATAATTCGACACAAGGACACGCCGGACTTGCTAATAAAGACTGGCAAGGCATAAGCGGAGAAACTTGCGAAGCGAATACTTCGAGCGGTTTAAAAGGCTCTCAATATGACGGCGATGGAATTTGGATAAAGCATAGAAAAATCGAACCATATAATTATAAGTTTAGGATTAAATGGATTACACGCTGGAATTATACAGGTTGAAATCAAATAAGCCCCGCAGGCTTATAAGCATACTTGCGGGGCGTTTTGCAAAAGTAAAATTAAAATATGGAAATAAGAAAAGTTAATAATTTAAAAATTAAAGTTAAAGAAAATGTCAGTACTTGGGTTTGTACTTGCGGACGCATAAACAACCCTAAAAATAATACTTGCATATGCGGCTTTAACGCTTATTTAGGAAAAGGAATAAAAGATTTTGACGATATTTATAAAAGGAATATATGAATAACAATAATTATATTTATGCGGGCTTATTATTTATATTAGCTTTATTGGTAGGCGTTTTTTTTGCAGGTAGATTAACAGCTCCTAAAAATATCGAATACGTAGAAAAGCCTTTTATAGTTGAAAGTATTAAATGGGACACTGTCCCTGAAATTAAAACTACGAAAGTTGTTAATACTGTTTATAAAGACAACCCAAATATTATCGATACGAGCAAATTTACGAGCGCTATCGATAGTTTAAAAATAGAAATATTGAGACTTAACAAAGATTCTTTGATTTGCCATAAGCCTTATATTGATTCAGTTCAGTTTATTAGAGAAAAAGACACGGCGGTCGCTTTTTGGTCTTACCCGCCGACATTCAAACAAGGCTTATTCAAATCAAAAAAAGACACTACTTTAAACATTACTAAAATTGAAATAAGAAGCGTGCCGGTTATAATTAAGCGTGAATTATGGATTGACATTTTAACTCATACGGCGGCTTGCGGCGTTGGCTATTTAATAGGGAAGAAATAAAATGAGCGTCAATAATATTCAGAGAAAAACAGTGCCAGTTATTATGAATGGAAATAGTCAAGCGATTTACCGTTTTCCAAAAGTAATTCCAATTTCTAATTTTAATTTTACTTTAGAAATGAAAGACAGCGCCGACAATAATTATGTTTGGGACAAAACTGAATATCTTGGTACTAATACTATTGTATTTGATATACCGGCGTCGACTATTGATTTGCCTGAAAATTCTTTATTAATTGGCGCTTTGAAAAGAGATGGAGAAGAAATGATTGAAGTCCATTTTAGAACGAGTAATCAATTATGACGAACCAAGAAGTTTTTGTAATAGAATATATCGAACAGGTTAATACCGTGACAAATGGAACTGTGTCTTACCCTGTTGAGTATATTGAAGCTATTATTGAAATTAATAAAGGCATGTCGCAAGAGGATAGAGACTATTTGTATAACCACCAACATAACGATTTGAATATAGATTCTCTGCAGTGGGCAGGATTTGATATAAATTTATTTAATTAGAGGAATAGATGTCTTTTTTAAGCGATTTAGCCACACATTTAAAAACTTGGGCGAATTTGAAATTTGCGCCAATAACCGGTTCTTCTAATTATGAACCTAAAAATTCTAATATACAGAACCATATTAGCACAACCGGAAATCCTCATGCTACGACAAAAACCGATATAGGGTTAGGTAAT